GTATTCGGGATGATGTCGATACTAATGGTGGGATAATTTTTGATTATGCCGATATTGAATCTTATGATAATGCCGGAAATCAAAATACTGTCTCCTGGACTGATGGCGATGGTGGGGTTCATACTTTTGAATACATCGCCGCTGATAATATGCTCAACTTCGATGGCTCTGACGGAACTGGTAATGCATACCATATTGGCGAACGAGGAGCCCTACGCCTAGGTAAGGCGATATGGGTCATGTTGGCGACGATAGATGGATGGGATGGTCTTCCCGAGGCTAACGCTGTTACTTTGTCTTCTTGTTCTGTTATTGCTTCTCCTGCACCCCTGGGCGTGGAACAGCAGATTGTGACGTTCTCTATAGAGAGTGTCCTTGCTTCGGGTTCTGGTTTAGTGGTGGATCAGCAGATCGTGGAGTTTTCCCCCTTAAGCGTGAGTGCCGTAGCGGCACCGCTCTCCGTTGAGCAAGTAGGTCCCCAACCTGTTTCCTTTACGTCTGTTTCTGTTCTTGCTTCCCCTGCTAGCCCTACTGTAGATCAGCAGATTATCGTTCTTTCTGCTGGGAGTGTCGTAGTAAGCGCAAATGCGTTGATTGTGGCACAGGAAGGACCCGCAGCAGTGGTTCTTTCCGTGGGGTCTGTTCCTGTTTCTACTGGTGCTCTTACTATTCAGCAGGGAAACGGCATAGTGCTCTATGGTAACAGAGTGCAACCAGTAGCTACGGGTGGCGTTCTCATTGGTGGTTGGTTTGGTGCTCAGGATGTGGAGATTTGGAGAAATGTACCCCCTTCTGGGACTTGGGGTGATGGTGAGTATGTATACCATCACACAGCGCGGGATGTGACGGTCCAGCCGTTCTCTTCTAACCAGCTTGTGCGCAATAATCAAATGTTTTCCAATGTCATTGGTGTTCTGGTCTGTGATATCGATGAGGATATTATTGATGGAGACGAACTGGTCTATTGCAAGAACGGAAGTTATGGCAGAGTTCAAGTAGTGGAGATGTGGGATTCCGATATCCTGCCCCACCGAGAAGTCTACGTAACATATGCTCAGTGGGATCACCAATGAGTGATTTCTTTGATGCTATGGACAAAGCATTCGCTAGAGCTTCTGGTGCTGCTCTTGAGGCCATGGGTAAGCATCTTGCTGAAAAGATGAAAGAGCCCCTAGAAGGTAAGCACGAAGATACGGGCAGACTCAGGGATTCAATAACATGGGCGACGAAAGACGCTACAGGCAGAGACCTTGTTGGCCCGTCTGCTGAAGAGAGTGATGTTATTTCCCAGCCAGAAAGTGTTGGAGTGCTTCATATAGGAACTGCTGTTCCCTATGCCCCTCCAGTGGAATATGGCTCAGGCCCCCACGTGGCAAATGGGGAACAGAGTCAAGAGTTCACAGATCGATTAACAGACTGGGCCAGGCGCCACGGCTTCGCTGAAAACGATATTTATTATCTGATTCAGTACATAAGGAAGAACGGAACAGAGCAGATTGAGTTTATCAATCCGACAAAGCAATATGCTGAAGGGGCTGGTTCAGCGGCTCTTAATGATATTATACGGCGGTTTATGAGGGAAGAGTTTAAGAAGATCCCAAAGACTACTAAGACGATTGAGTGGAAAATAGATATACCGAGGGGGAACAAATGATAGAACAAGCTCTAGCTGTTTACTTGAATTCTGTTCCCGCAATAGTGACTGCCCTCGGGGGTCAGAAGGTATTCTATAGTCGTGCACCCCAGACAATGACTGGGGAAGTAGCTGTAAAGATGCCTTACGCTACGATAAAGAATAATGGTGGCAGCCGGAAGAGATCGACTACATTCAAGACGGAGCCTCGGGATTCTTTAACGATATATATAGATCATTCTAAGCAACACGAGGGTCTGCTCATAGCAGATACCATTCGTGCCGCTTTGGAGAACTATAGAGGGGACATGCCCCCTGAACTGGATACGCATGTTACGTGTGGAACAATACGGGATTTGGATGGATATCAAGGATCATTCCGTTTCATAATTCCCGTATATATAAGATATAGGCAAACTACCGTCTTCCCGAACTAGGGAACGGTCGAGGAGGATACAATGGATATTAAGCGTCTGATAGGCGACGACGGTAAGTTAGTTCGTGGTTCTGTCGCTGCTGTTCCCACTTCTGGGAGTCTGACTGAGGGTTGGTATAAGATTGCGGTGGTTGCTTCCGGCACCTCTGCGTTCGGTGATCTTATTGCTAACGATTATTACTACGCTCCCGCTACGGTTGCTCTGCAAGCTGGCGATTCCGCGTATGCCGTTACTCTCACTGATCTTCAGGATCTTAAGGGCTGGTCTCTTGAGCTTTCTGCCGATGAGGTGGAAGTTACGGTTATTAAGGATACTTACAAGAAGTATCGCAAAGGTAAGTTGGATGCCAATGGTTCCGCTTCTTTCGTCTTTATTAAGGGCGAAACTGATGCGGCTAACGGACTGGCCTCTTACTTCTTCAAGGTTGCTGAGATCAATGCCGCTGGTGTTGTTACCTCTGTGACTGAGCGCTCGGACGATTCTCTGCTCTTGATCGGTTACGTGGACAAGGAAGAGGCTGCTGGCCAGTACTTCATGGCCACCTGTTTTGAGGTTGAGTTCTTCAACTTTAGCTTCCCCATGAATAGCTCTGAGGCTGTGGAGATGGAAGTTCCGTTTAGGCTTGTAGGTGATACTGATCCTATCTTCTACAAAGTGACTAATGCGTAAGTAAAATGAATCTGATGCCCGGTTCATACGAACCGGGCTTTATCCAAGGGAGGATACGATGATTTTAGAGATCAATGAAGTGTGCGAATTCATTCCTGACTGGAATGAGAACAAGAAGAATGCTGACCAAATCAAGGTCAAGTATAAGAACCCCACAATGCCGATGTACGACAAACTCATTCCTAAGCCCCAGATGGTACTGAAGGTTGGTCCTGACGGCAAGGCTTCCGGTGGTGAGACTGCTGTTACTATCGACAACAAGGCTATCCTTTTGGAGATGGTTACTTCTATCGAGAACCTGAGCTTCAAGGTGGGAAGTGGTGAAGTGGTGAGCATCAGGACTGGCAAGGATCTGTACGGTTCTGCTGTTCCTGCCGTCATTTCTGGCCTTGTGGATGAGATTGGTTCTTTCCTTCAGGGCATTCTTTCCAAGAAGGCGGTTGTTGACGCAAAAAACTCCGAATAGCCTATCGCCTGTATAGGGAAGATAGGCACACCAAGACGGTAATACCGGGACGGGAAAAAGTCCCGGTATTAGTATTCCATGACGATAAAAAAGACATAATCGTTCGGGCCGGTGAAGTTAAGGATTACTGTAATGAGTATTTCTTTTCCTGTGTAGAGCGATGGGCCTTGACTAAGATGTGGGGACTTGCCCACGGAAGCAAAGGCTGGGCTGCGGAGCCCATTGAATATATACAAGCGATCTCAATTTTGGAAAATGAACAGAACGTAATTGAGCATGAAGAAATCGAGAAGCGAAGCGCTGAAGCAAAGCAAAAAAGTGTATCTAAGAAAGCATAATGCTTTCTATTCGTACTGTGGAGGGTGGGCTGTATGGCTGGAGCAATCTCTGATGAACTGATTATGCGCCTCACCCTCCAATACGAAGACTTCATTAAAGGAATGCGCGAGTCTAAAGAAGCACTCAAGCAATTCCAGACCGCCAGTGCTCCCTCCGGGACAATGGTTTCCGGTCTAAAAAACCAATTCGGACAGATAAATCAATTCTATAAACTCACGGGTGACTCTGCTGGCGCAGTGAAGGAAAAGATGTCCCTGCTCTCTAACACCATGCGCGACATGGTGAGTAAGGGGCAGGGCAATAGTGACATGGCCCAGAGGCTCTCCGGCGTGTATAAGAGCCTTTCTCAGCAGTCAGCCGGTGTAGGTAAAGGGCTCGGTGGTATAGTTCAGAGTTTAGCTCGAAGCACACCCGGTCTTTCCGGCGTAACTAATGTTATGGATAAAGTAGGTGCCGCTTTCCCTAAGTTGGCGGCGGCTGCTGGTCCTGTGGGTGTCGCTGTTATGGCAATTGCTGCGGCTTACAAATATGTAATAATACCAGGTGTTCAATTCAATGCCATGTTGGAACAACAGAGTATAGCTTTCACTTCTATGCTGAAGAGTGGTGATAAAGCTACTTTAATGCTTGAAGATCTCAAGCAACTCTCCCTGACTACACCTATCGGATTAGGGGAAAGTACCGCTAGTGCGAAGCAGATGCTTGCCTACGGCTTTGCTCAAGACGAGATAGTAACTAATATGAAAATGATGAAGACTGTCGCCAGCGCTGTAAATGTGTCGCTGAGTGATCTTACCTATGTGTACGGTACTCTCCGTGCGCAGGGCCGAGCGTACACGCGAGACTTGATGCAGTTCGCTATGCGCGGTATACCCATATATGAATATTTGGCCAAGACGATGAATGTCAGTGTATCTGAATTAAAGTCTATGACTGAAGCGGGCAGAATAGGGTTCAAAGAAGTTGAAAAGGCCATGCAGGCCATGACAGGTGAGGGTGGCAAGTTCAACGGTATGCTTGAGCGTTCTATGGACACTACTCAGGGCCTTAAAACACAAATATCTAATACTTGGCAAATGTTTACGGGGGAAGCGGCAGAAGGCTCTTCTGCTGTGTTCAAAGGTCTATTGAAAGATGTGCTTTCCCTCGTGCGGGGTTTACAGGGCATCGCTCCAACTTTTAATGTATTGTTCTCTATAATATCATTTCTTCTCGCGGCTGTGGTTAAGGCTGTAATAGCCCTTCAAGCAGCACTTGTTTTCACAGTAAAATTGGTTCAGAATCTGGTACTCTCTATGGGCGATGCCTTAAAAAAGGCAGGAGATTGGGTAGCCGAGACCCTAAAGATTGATGAATCAAATAAAAGGATGGCAGAGGGAGCTAAGGATTTTGGCTCTTGGCTCTTGGACACTATCCCAATTCTCAGAGATATAGGGGAATGGTGTACTAGCATAGGTGTCGCTATCGAGAAATGGTGGAATAGAGACAAAAATAAGAAAGATGAGTTGCTTCCAGAATTTGTGATAGGAGAGGTAGATGCCACAATAACTAGAGTGGAAGGCCGCTATCAGCAAATGCAACTCTTGTTCAATCGTCCAGTGATTAAGCCATCCCAACTTGCTACATGGGCTAAGCAAATGGGTGTACCCCTTGAATCGGCACTTAAGGCAATTGCTAATTTCAGGCAGCTGACGAAGAAAGAGTACGATGAGCTACTCAGGAATATGCAGAATTTCCTCACCACGAACAAGAACTATTGGGGTGTGTATAAAGATGCCATATCCACTGAAATGGAGAATAGTTTAATCTCTGCGACAGCTTCTGTAGGGGATGCTCTCGCTAAGGTGGAGTCACAACTTAGATCCTCTTCCGGTTTAACCGGAGCTATTGATATGGCTAAACTTCTCGGCCTCGACCCCGCTGAGGCTAAAGAAGCCCTAAACAAGTCGGCAGGTGAGATAGCTGATACTCTCTATAGTCAAATTGAATCTATGCGCAACATGCTTGTCTATCAATCGGGAGAAGGCAAGACATTCCTCGATGGTCTCATTGAGATGTGGAAGAAGTATAATGTCATGGCCGAGAAAGAAGGAAGTGGGAGTGCTAAAACTACTAAGAGTGCACTTGACGATATCCTCCAGCAGTACCTTGAATTCCGCGCCGAATGGGGAACGAATGAGAAGGGATTTGGTGAAACGCTTACTAATGCTCTGAATGAAAGACTGGGTTCTGCCATTACAGGCGATACAACTATGCTGGATAGGCGGCTTGCTCTCATCACTCAGAAGTTCGGGGAAATGCGTACAAAGCTGAGAGCTGAGAAGGGACTTGATGCCTACTTCTTCTTGCCCATGGTTCAGGCTATGGAAGACGCTGAAATTGCCGCCGCTACGTTAGGTGCCGAACTTGAGAAGCTTCAGGCAATGCAGGGTACTGCTGGTACTGGAAAAGAGACTATTTACCTCATGGAGCGAGAGCTTGAGATTCAGATGGAGCTGAACAAGCTCGCTGCTATCTCTGGAGAAGATCGCCTTAAGAATGAGCAAGCTATTGTAGACCTCCAGGCCAAACTGGTTGAATTGTACAAGAAGGGCGACCAGGCCGCATACGATAGAGAAATGAATCGTATGGTAGTCAACGGACGAGAGAGTGGGGATAGTACTCAGCTCGCTGCTGGAATTGGCGGACAAGCTATTGCTGGGACAGATCTTGGTAAGCTCATAGGTGGCATTATGGGATCTGGGATTGATCCGATGGTTGCTGCTTTGACTTATTTGGCGGATATGCTCATGTCGATGGAGAGTGTACAGGAGGTCGTGAATTTTGTAGGTACAGCATTGGCTGGGCTGGCTTCTATGATAGACGGCCCACTAAAGAAGGCATTAGCTCCTCTGTCCAGCGTATTTAGTAAGATAGGAGAAGCTCTCGGGGCGATGCTCATTCCGTTCATTGAGATGGCCGGAGATTTTATAAACATAGCTGCCCCGATTATCACGATAGTAGCCGAGTTACTTAAACGACTATTCATGGCTCTTAAACCTCTTATAAAGATAATGATGTACGTAGCGAATCCTCTCCTTTGGTTAGGAAGATTACTAGGAGATCTTGCTTCTGCCCTCGGTTCTTTCTTGGCTACCGAAGAGGATAGGCAGAAGGAATTAGAAGATCTCTATGACAAAGAACTGGCAACCCTTCAGAATCTGTATGAGGTAGGTGCTCTGTCCGGTGCGGAATATGAAGCTCGTCTTGCGGAGCTGAAGGCCAGATACGCCAAGGACGATGAACCAATCCCCGCTGACCCAGCAATGCTTTCGTTCCTGAAGGATATATTTGATGCTATTTCTGAAATGGGTGTAGCGTTAGATGCCCTATTTAAGGCATGCATTCCAATATTCGATATGTTCATTGCCTTACTTAAGCCTGTACTGATGTTGTGTGTGCAACTTCTGGGCGGTCTGTTCAGAGATATAGCTAATCTTGTAACTTCCATCTCTAAATTAGCTACCGATATTCTTACTGGTAACTGGTCAGGAGTCTGGGCTTCGTTCAAAGCTGTACTATGGAGTATACTCGCTTTCTTTGTGAATCCAATCATCACGGCTCTTAACTGGTTCATCGATGGATTGAACTGGCTGATAATAGGTTCAGATCCTCTTCAGCACGTTCCTCTTCTGGAAACAGGTACGGGTTTGATACCAAATGACATGATGGCGTACTTGCATCAGGGCGAGTCCGTTATACCGAAGACATTTATGGATTCTATTCGTTCTGGTAATCTGGCCCTTTCTGCTCCGGGAGGTGGGTCGGGAAGCACCATCATAGTGAACGTGTATAATGAAGGATCTGTCATAACGGAACGAGATTTGAATAGGACTATCTATACTGGAATTAGTTCCATGCTGAAGAGGGGGCATCTGTGATTTTCTACATTGACTTCGGTGCGGGTGCAGGCTGGGAGAACATAACTGACTATGTTCGTGATACAGTAAAGATCACCGAACGCGCTTGCTCCGAAGACTACAAGTATGCTACCAATGTCCTCGATATTACCTTGATTTACAATGAGGCTCTATTCACTTCTCTTCATACTACATTAGGATATGTGTATGTCCGAGTATATGAGGACGATGGGACTACTCCTGTATTCTTTGGTAGATTTGTTCCTTGTGTTGGGTTAGTTTTCAATGGTGTCCTTGATATTCAGCAATTAGACCTCTCCATAGAGGATTACACCTCTATGCTCGATATCACCATGAATGAGTTCGTGACAGAAGATATGTACATCATGAATTCTGCCGACACTGCTCATTCTATTATTCATGTCCTCTTTACGCACTTGGGGCTGTCCCACTCCCTGATAGACTCAAGTGTTAGTATATTGGATACGGTCGGGGCAGCGGTAGCCGATGATGACTCCAATGCCCTTGACTTTGTATCTACTCTTCTATTTGAATACGGCTGGGTCCCTAACTGGTCTGCTCCTGGATTGTTCAGTCCTATTAGGTGGATTCA